TTTTAGGTCTTTGACTTGCATTCATTTTCTCCTGGATCCCGGACGGCCACGGAATATTTTGCGTGTATCTTTGGGCAGTCGCGGCGTGTCTTTGGCCTTTTCCTCCGGCCCAGACACCTTTTCGGCAATTTCGCCGTTGATGTATTTCTTGCGCCATTCAATGATCATTTCTTTGTCGCTTTCCCAGGTTCCGCCGATCTTGCGCGCCGGAAAGCCGCATGACACAATCATGTAAATGACCGATGCCTCGGACGAAGACAAGTTGATCGATCGGCAGAAATCCCGGATTGCCGTCATGCCGGATAACGCCGTTTTTGCTTTTTCCAATAATGCCGCGTCTGTCATAGTTACCACCTCGATATTTTATTTTGTTGTTTTTTGTTTATCACTTTTTTTGCGCCGGGATGTGAATCCCTGACCGGAGGCGCAAGGATGTTGACGCCGCCGCCGATCCATTGCGGCTGAGCCAGCGACCAGGACAGCAGGTCGGCATCCAGCAGATGGTTCGACGGGCTGATCCGCACATATCGCGCGACCTTCGATTTGCCTTCCGGGCGTTTCTCTTCCGCCAGAATGTGACGCGCGTAAACTTCATCCGTTTCTGAATGCAGATACAGCGCGTTCGATTCGCTGTTTGCGGCACGCTCCAGACCGTAATGAAACATGTCCTTGACCATATCGGTATTAACCTGAACAATATGAAACCAGTCGGGCAGCTTTTTCCCGGTCGCCGTCTTCATCAGCGGTTCGCCTTTTTTAAACAGCGCGGACATCGGGCGCGAGGATCCTTTGGTCCCGTATAACTGGACGCCGCGGTAATAATTGGCGATGATCCACCAGTAGGTTTCTTCTGTCATGGACATATTGTCGTCTTTCTTGCCGCCGCCGGTATCCAATGCCGCGCGCCAGATCCGCATGGAACCGCCGTTTTCTATGGGATATTCCGTCTCGAATAACAATGATTCGACCTGGCCCCACGTCATCAAAAATCCGTAATGGATCAGCCAGCCCGTGAGGCCGTGGACATCGCGCGCCCAGGCGCGCGTGGCAAACCAGAATCCGGCTTTCTGGACGTCGATCCCGCACGTCAGCGCGATGGCCGCTTCCGGCACTGTTTGCGGCTTAAGGGCGCATTTTGATTTTAGAATTTCATCAATCTTTTTCGGGCGCGCGGCGCGTTCTTTCCACGCTTCCGAGCAATCCTGCGTCACCCAGACCTTGAGTTTAGTCGGATCTTTCTGCCCGTACAAAAAGTTCGCCGCGGCGCTGGACATGGTCTTGACATACCAGGAAGGAAGAATAAACGCGACGGCGCGCGGCCGGGCGATTTCCTCCAGCTCGACGACCTCATCACTACAGCGCGGGCATTTATTTTTGTTTTTGATGAAATCGGCGTCAGTGTCGTGTCCCGTCCATCCGCATTCTTCACTCGCGCATTTTCTGTTATCGGCAATCCAGCCGTTGTTCATCATGGACAGAACGGCGCGGTTGCGCATGTCGTCATCCCACTGCATGCCGCAGCTTTTGCAGTTATACCGCGCCTGTTTTTCGCGCATGACTTTTCGCGGATCGACGAGATCGCCCCAGGTGATGTTTTCCCAGACCAGGCGCTGGATGTCGCCGCACACCGGGCATTTTGCGTGATAGTGATAAATCACGTCGGCCCGCTCCCGGATCGTGGTTGTAATCAGTCCGTATTCTCCGGATGCCGACGAGCATAAATATAATTTATAAGTGTACGGGAATGAATTCGTGCGCTCGCGCAGCGCGTCAACGGCATTCGGTTCGTCGCCCTGCGTTTCCAGATATTCCGGCTTGTTGACTTCGTCGCCGATGGCAATCTCAAACGCGTCGGAAGATAAAGACGATATCGAACCGGCCCACGCGCCGATGATATCCATGCCGTTGATAAACGCGATAGACGTCCGCGTGACATCGCCTAGGACTGGCGACAGCATGGCGGCGGTTCGCGGCGTGTCCTTGATGGATTTCGATAACCGGCGCTTGAAAATGCGGAGCGTGAGCTTTTCAACCGGCATCGTCAGCACGGCCGAGCTGGGCGATATATCAACACGCTTCATCAGATAGTTGATGTACGGCTGCGTCTTGATCGTTTGCGGGGACGCCTGCACGTATATCTCGCGGATGAACGGCGCATCGAGCGCGTCCATGACTCCGACCGCGCAGGGCGATAGATCGTTTCGCCAGGGCGACTTCCGCCCGCCATCCACAACAATGCGGTATCGCTCGGCCCAGTCCGCCGTCGATATCCGCTCCGGGATCCGGAAGACCCGTCGTTCGCCTTCCGTGAAGCGGAAAGCGGTGGCTGGTGGATGGTTGATGGTGGCTAGTCTCATAATCGTTCTACGTTCAAAGTTCAAGGTTCAAAGTTCAAAGTTCAACGGTTCACTGTTGTCATTCCCGCGTGGGCCTGGCGGGAATCCAGTATTTGTTTTGAGCGTTTTTCATCAATACCCAGTTCCTTGTGAGTGCTGCCGCCGCATTTTAATCTTCCATACGCGGCCAGGACACTAGCGACACTGAAATTTATCGCTTCAATTTCAATTTCCTTCCCATCGATAAATACGATTTTAAATTTTCCCATCCTTTCACCTTTCACTATTAACTATTCACTGTTTCTAATACGTGACACTAATATTCAGCACGGCCGCGGCGAACCAATAACAGGCATGGCGGACATCGCCCTTGACCGCGTACACGATCCCCGCGGCAATGCTGAGTAGAATTAATATCGTCGGGAAAATCTTAGTCATTTTAATTTTATCCCCATTACGCGCGCCATATCTTCTATGTTCCCAGATAACATCGCCTCATCATATTCACAACGCAACTTACTCTGCCGTTCTCTATTTTTCTGACGTTCAATGTACGCAGCTCTCCGCGCCTTCTTTTTACTGCCTTGGAATTGTTTAGCCATCACTATTCACTATTCACCTTTCACTGTGTTTCATCCCCTCAGCGGCATAACGACGGCCGTATAGTTTTTATTGTCCGCGCCATGGATGACGCCAGGGCCGCCAGAGCCGTTATATTTACCGTCATTAGGAAATTCCCATGTTCCTGTTTTTAGGATTTCCGCAATCTTCTTAAAACTTGCGGTTCCAGTGCGCGGCTGTGTGGGCTTTACTAATCTTAGCGTCATTTATATCAACTTTGTGTCTTCATAGTCCTTGAGGCGTTTTTGAGCCATCGTGCAGTATTGATGAGAAATTTCTGCACCTATCCAATCACGATTTAATATTTCAGCGGCCAGTGCCGTTGTGCCTGATCCCATAAATGGGTCAAAAATCACACCTTCATTTGTTGCGGCTATGCATCTTTGAGCCAATTCTATTGGAAATGGTGCGGGATGTTTATTATCTCGTGCTTGAGGTATTTCCCACACATCACCCTGCGCGTTTGCTTTTGGTGATAACTTAAACTCTGGCTTCGCTATCAGATAAATAACCTCGTATGTCGGCAGAAAATACCCTGCGTTAAAATTAATTCCGCCATTTCTTTTCCATATTATAATTTGGCGGACAGGAAAGCCAGTAATAATTTCTGTTCTATCTTGAAGTAGTCCATTTTGAACACGCCATTTATGATTATAAAAGATTGCCCCATCTGGTCTTAATATCCTCATCATTGCCGTAAGACAGTTTCTTTGCCATTCGACATATTCAGGATAGGGCATATCATCACTGTGATCTGCATATCCATTTACTAATGCGGCATTAGCCCATTTTCCGCCTCGCCCATCTTTCATCCCATTACCAGTGCTGTTTTTAATGTTGTACGGCGGCGAAGTGACAACAACACTGATACTTTCTTCGGGTAGTGATTGCATTAATTTTATGCAATCCATGCAATGAATTTTACCAATCCATTTAGCCAGTGATTTATTTTCTGTTTTTTTTGGCGTTTCTTCTGGTGCCTGTAACAACACCTTTATAACATCGTCAAAAGGTGCGTTAATAGGTTCTATTAGAGCGGCATTACGCGACATTGATTAACCTCCTATAAGTTAAACGGCGTCCATTCCCATTATAAAACGCCCTTGCGAAGGTTGATTCATCGGAATCATCTTTGGTATTTTGGCGAAAACAAAATTCATTAACATACCTGTCAAGATGTGCCTCACTCATTTGATGATATATACCATAAAAACCTCTTTTTAATAAAGCCCAAAATGATTCAATTCCATTAGTTGAGGCCATTCCCCTTACATATTCACCAACTGAATGTTTAACAGCTTCATGCTTATAATCAAGCAATCCTGTATATGCACGATGCTCGTCGGTATAAACTGTTGCACCTTTATAAACAACTCTTTTTATTTCACCCTGTAAAGTGGCGGCTGTTGTATCTTTTAACGATCTTGCCTTTATCCTACCGCCTCTTTCTTTAATCCCCATGACTGCGATTTTACCAACACCACCACGGCCAGCGTTTAATTTTTTATTATTGTGTTTATTTCCTTCTTTACCGCCTATATAGGTTTCATCAACTTCAATAGTTCCGTTAAACATACCGCCCTTTTCCTTAAATGTTTCTCTGATTCGATGTGCTAAAAACCAAGCTGTTTTCTGTGTAACTCCAAGCGTTTTAGCTAATTGAATGCTTGAAAATCCTTTCTTATGGGTCGTCAATATCCATGTAGCCATTATCCATTGTTGAAGTGTAACTTTGCTTTCAGCCAATACGGAGCCGGTTCTTACTGTGAATTGTTTCCGGCAAGTAGCGCACTTAAAACGTTTTTGCTTTTCTAACCGATATAGTTTATAACCACCGCAATGAGGGCAATATATACCGCGAGGCCAGCGAGATTTAATGATAAAATCTTCGCATGATTTTTCATCGGGGAATTTTTTGAAGAAATCGAAAATGTCTAAAGTGTCTTTCATAATACCCTCCTTAATTGTGGTATTATAATAACCCGTAGCGTTGGGTTTGTCAAGTATTATTATTATTTATTTTCTGTTTATTTTATAGAACGAACGTTCTATTTTGTCAATAAGGAATTTACATAACCTAACGTAGTGGGTTAATCAAGTATATAATTCCCATTTTTTAATACTCACCATCTGGTAAAATTGCGGTTGCTTCGGCCGTTGCTATAACCGGACTGGATTGCTACGATTCCTCTTTGATATCCAAACATAGGTTTTCTCCTTTATAAAAAAATATTTCATTCAACGTTGAACGTTGAACTTTGAACGTAGAACAAATTCTTATAATTTATCTCTTCATCCGGATGGCTCAATAAATAATCATTGACTTCGCCCGGCTTCATCACCAGCTCGTTGATGCGGCCGCCGACGTAACGATCATTGCGCAGCACGGTGAAGCGGTCCGGCGTGTTGATGATTTTGACGCCGGGATTGTCGCGTAAGAGTTTGTAAAGTTCCTTTAATAGTTCCGGAGTGTCTTGCGTCGGTATGTTTTCACCCCCACCTTTATCCTCCCCCCTCGAGGGGGAGGAGTCTTTTTCACTTTTCACTTTTCCCGTTTCACTTTTGCCAAGCGTCAGCGCAGGCACCAGCCCCGCTTCGATCCAGCTTTTCAGGTCTATCCCCTGCTGGACAGCTTCACCGGGATCCTTGCCCTTCGGTACGGGCCAGCGATCACATTTGTCCGGGAAGTTTTCGAGCCACCATTCAAACGCGCGTTCCGCGGCAATCTTTCCTCCGCCCTTATCGCCATAGTCCAGGGCGTTGAGTATCTGTATGGCATCTTTCAAAACGGCGTAGGCGGCAACGTCGGGTTTCCCCTGTAGTGTTCCCAAAGCAACGGCTCCGGCCAGATCCGTTGCCGCGGCACAGGAAATGGCGTCAAGTTCGCTCTCGACAATCACAAAAGCGCGCCGCTCAATTCCAAGGATCATGATCGACATGGAAGAACCGGGTACAACATAGTAACGCGGTTCGCCTTCCGGCCGGCGGATCCTGATCCGCTGGATCATGCCATCAATAATATAGGGGATGACTAACCCTTGCGGGATCCACAACATGCGCGGCTTCCCGTTCTCTTTTTTCAATTCAGGCAATCCCCATGCCGGCCGCGGCCGGAAAATATCTTTTCCGTTTTCGCCGGGATTCCAACCCAGGCGCGCGGCGGCTGCCGCTTCCTGATTGATCCCGCGATCGGACAGCCATTGCATGACGTCCGGATTCTTCCCAAGTTCTAATTGCGCCCAGGCGATAAACTTTTCCGCCTTTTCCTGCCAGAGCTGATCCGGTCTTTGATGTTGGACTGGTTGAAATGGTTGCTTCTGGTTGGCGGCCTGTGGCTGGCGATCCATCCGGTGCTTTGTTGTAAATTCGATATCGAGATACTCGCACGCCGCTTTAAAATCCATTCCTTCGAATTCGATCAGGAATTGGATGTTGTCGCCTGATTTATCGCAGCTGCGGCACCAATAGGATCCTTTGCCCTGGTTAGCATTCGGCCAGACGCGAAATCGATCATTCCCGCCGCACGCCGGGCACGGTCCAGCCCATTCGCCACCATGCGTCGAGGCGACTTTTTTCAGGTTAACTTTTTTACTGGCCAGATCGTATGTGTTCATTAAGAAATAATTACCCTTGTATTCCAATTTTTAACGGCTTGCTTTTTACTTAAAGATAGAGGTCCAGACGCACCACAGTGCCCACAAGTAACATCATATAAATCCCCAGGCCCCTTAACGATCCTGTCGGCCAAAATAGGGCACCCGCAAAAAGGGCAATTCGAAAACTGAAATACTTCCATCATCTTTTTGGGGATGGTTTGTTTTTTATCTACCATTTTTTTTATTCCTCTTTTTTCCTTTTTAATTATTTAATTTCATTCATTATTTCTTATTATATTATATTTATTATTACCCCTTCCGGGGAGGGTTTGGAGGGTTGCCCCTTATATATATTGTTCGGCGTTTTTACGAAAAACCACTTAGAAACTTCTCTAGGGTGAACTCTCCACCCTCCCTTTTTTTGTCGATTCTATTCAAGGTATCTACGGCAATCCATTTTATAAATTCGATAGATACAAATGAATTTAAAAATCCTGCCGATTTTTCAAACCCTCCCCGAAATCCGCCATTAATGTGGAGAGTGGAGGGTTGTATTGATGTTTTTTTATTTTTCTTAATCATGTTTTTAAGCCTCTATTTCTCCCTGAGTAGTTCCCAGGGCAATGCCGTGATACATGACGCAGCCTTCGGATTTGTGCTTGTCGAATTTCTTGCTGAGTTGTTTTCCGAACCAGGTGCCGGTCGGCTCTTTTTTGCCGATGTTGGCGTGGTACCAGGCGACGAACGACGTGTATAGCTTGGCAGCTTTGTCCTTGGCGCCCGGTTCCCGGATGCAGCATTCGTCGATCCAGTCGGCCAGCATGTCTTCATCCTGGCGATATTTTTCCGTCGCTTCGGTAATGGCGGCCGGCGGCTTTAATCCGTCGCGCTGCCACATTAAGCAACCGCGGACCAGCCAGGCCAGGATCCCGGATGCTTCTTTTTTGATTTCTTTGTCCAGGTTGAGATTGGCCCGGCGCTCGTAAGACTCTTGCGGATCCCGGTTGACAAAGCTGATGTTGAAAGGGATTAAATGCAGCCGCTCCCAGAAAGCCTTGTCATCGGCCGGGGCTTGCGGCTGGGAATTGGTCATGACAAACAGTTTATGCGTGGGATTGAAGCGCGTCGGATATTTATCATGCGGATTGCGGCCGGTCAGTTCATCCTTGCCGGTTAGCCATTTGATCTTGGCCGCGCTGAATCGCTGGCCCTCATCGATCTCGGATGCGAAGGCCATGCGGATCCCTTTTAATGACATGATGTCCGGGCTCGGTCCGGATGATGACTTGCTGAATTTCTGGCTCAGCAGCATTTCCGACGGGATGGATCCGGCCAGGGCGCCCATGATGTAGCTGATTGTTTCGATGATCAGGCTGCGGCCGTTCCAACCGGTCTTCCCGTACAGGACCGGGAAAACTTTTTCGACAACCTGGCCGGTTATAGCGTAACCAAAAAGGCGCTGCTTATATTCGATAATGCTTTGATCGTCGTCGGGCCGGTCACAGTTGAAGATCTCGCGCAAGGTTTTTTCCCAGAGCGGCGCCGGGGTTTCTATGCCGGTCCATTCGATCGGGCTGCCCAGTGATAAATAATCACCCGGCCGGCCGGGCTTGAATTTCCCTGTCTCCAGATCAATGACGCCGTTCGCGCACGGGAAGAGCATCGGCTTGCTGTCAAACTCTTCGCCGGTAATGGCGATCGGGTTTTCTATGGTATGCGCGAATTTCAGACACGCGGTCCGGCGATTGTCGCCGCGGAGCTGCCGAACGCGCTCGAGGATCTTATCGCCTTTTTTGCGGAGCTTTAAGATTTCATCTTTATCGTCGCTGCCGGCCAGCTCTGTAATTTTCGCTGATATTTTTTTATACTCTTCCAGATATGTTTCGGCTATCTTCTCGACGGAAGCCAGGGCGTGATTCATAACGTCGCGCTGCCAGATATGCCCGGTCCACTCAAACCATTCCTGAGTGTTTTTAACGTAAAGAAACTGGTCACGGAATAGCTCCGCGTATAGCCGGCCGTCGCCGGTCGAATTGCCGAACAGACACTGGGCGATGAATTTACTGTCGATCTTATTTTCTTCTTCCTTCAGCTGCTGCTGTTCAGCTTCTTTTTGAACGCGCTCCTGAACCTGCTGGCGGATGTCTGCGGCTGAATCTCCCCCGCTGGCGCAAGGTCCGGAGGATGCCGGAGGGGTGTCGCCCATGGGCGCCGGGGGTGGAACAGCTGCCGCAAAGCCGACGCATTTCAAGCATAGACCGCTTTCAGTGACGCCCGGCTCTCCGCAATTCGTGCAGTTATTATCCATGTCGATTTTGATTGTGTTGTCGTTTTCTTTGGTTTTACTATCCACTATTCACCATCCACTAACTCACTATTCTCGTCATCTGTATCGCTGATCATCTCCGCCGCTGCCGGCTGCGGCACGGTGAATTCCTTGTCCGCCGCGTACCTGGCCAGCCATTTATGAAACCGCTCCAGCAGGAATTCCTGTAGGTCGGGAATCTTGTCCTTGTCTCCGCTGACCAGCTCGATGATCGCGCCGGCCTCCGACCGGCAAAACGAATCGCCGTCCATCTTAAACACCATCGCGCGATACGAAAGCTCCCGCTCAAATGATTCTTTCGGGACATATAAGCCACGCTCGCGCTGGAGCTTGAATTCCTCGCGCTCAGCCTGGGCGTTGATACGGCGCGTCTCGGCATTCTGCCGTTCGGAGTTGGACTTTTCCTGTTTCTCGCGGCGGCTCCCGTCCTTCTTTTTCAGATTCGCCTGGACAATATATTTATCGATGATGTCCTGCGTATAGATCCCGAGTTCATTCGGCCGGAGCAATCCGCGCTCGGCGTGATTATAAGCCGACTTCGCGAGCTTAAAGCCCATTTCGTTGACGCGGCGGATGACATCCTGAATCGTTTTATATTCCGGGCTTGCCGGCGCCGTCGTCTCCGGAGGGAAATATTTATTCCAAAGTTCATTGGCATATTGCTCATAAGACGATCGCGTCTTTTCCCAGGACTTCACCGCGGGCGCGGATCCGGCGTTCATTTCGTTGACGCATTTGACAACGGCGTTATATAAAACCTTCAGGGTGGTCTCTTCCTGCTTGTTCGTTTTTCCCAGAAGTGTATTAAATTTGTCCTGGTCCAAATTATATTCTCCGTAAGAGACAACGTCAGAACGCCTAAACTTGGTCTGTTTTATGCTTGCTTGCTTGCTTGCTTTTCCCATTGTCCTGAGCGTCTTTTTTTGCTAATTTATTCTCCGGCCGGTAGCGCTCGCGCCCAGTGCCATCCACTGGTTCTTCGGGAGTTGCACCTCCCTGGAATACCGGCTACTGTGATTATACCTTCCCGCTGCGGATCAGTTCGGCCTTCTGCCCTGTAAATTGTTCCCAGCGTTTAATTTCAACATCTACATATTTCGGGTCGAGCTCCATGAGGCGGCTGCAGCGATCTGTTTGCTCGGCGGCCAGCATGGTGGTACCGCTCCCGCCAAAAGAATCCAGAATGATATCTCCCGGCTTTGAACTATTCCGCAACGCCCTGGCCACCAGGCCGATCGGCTTCATGGTTGGATGTTCCTTACTGACGGTCGGCTTGGCGAATTCCCAAATGTCGCTTTCGATGCCGCATGCTTCAACACGGATCAGCGGAGTGCCGTCGTCGTCTCTTCTGATTTTGTCCTGGCCGATGACGTCGCCCATGTTCCGGACGCCGGACCAGTAATGGCTGGAACCTTCAAACCAGCCGTACAGGATCGGCTCGTACTGGCGCTGGTAATTTGCCCGGCCAATAGTGAATTGATTTTTAACCCAGATGATGAATGTGGACCAGTGGCCTCCGCAATCGGCGAAGGCTTTCTGCATGGTGTGCAGCTCGCTTGATGACATGCAGATGTAAACGTCGCCGGCCGTGTATGGCTTGAATGAAAGAATGGCGCCGCTGAGAAATTGATAAAATCCGTCGTTGTCTTTAAAATGATCATTGAGAATTTTGCGGCCGGCGTTTTCTTTCGATACCCGGGTGCGGAGTTTGTCTTTCATCGTGGCGCCGTAATTGACATTGTAAGGCGGATCGGTGAATACCATGGCCGCCTTATCGCCATGCATTAACAGATCCATTTCTTCCATGATCCCGGAATCGCCGCACATGATCCGATGCCGGCCGAGTTGGTAGATGTCCCCGCGGATGGCAACGGGCGTGATGATTTTATCGTACTCTGCCGCGGTATCGAAATTGTCTTCCTTGATTTCGGTGTCCAGGAGCGCTTCGATCTCAACGTCATCGAATCCGGAAAGCGTGACATCGACCGGGTACGTCTGCAGCTCCGCGATGAGTTCGCGCAGTTTTATTTTATCCCATTCCCCGGAGATCTTATTGAGCGCCAGGTTAAGAAGTGTTTCCTTCTCGATAGGCAGGACCACAACGGAGACTTCCGTCTCTTCGACGCCGAGATCCCTTAGAACTTTAAGGCGCTGGTTCCCTCCGATGACGTGGCCGGTCTGTTCGTTCCATACGATCGGATCGACGTTGCCGAATTCACAGATCGACCGCTTAATATCTTCATATTCTTTATCTCCAGGCCGGAGATCCTTCCGCGGATTATATGGCGCCAGCTGTAGATCGGATAATTTCATTGTCCGGATAATCATTGTTTTGCCTTCTCCAGCTCCCTGAACTTCAACCGCCAAAGACGAACGCTCTCCGCACTGATTTTTATAATCAAGGCGATAACTTTGTCCGGTACGCCCAGGCCGATAAGCATGGACATCAAAACGATCTGCTGAAAATTTAAATGGCATCCCGAAAGAAAAGTGTTTGTCAGCGCAGTAAAATACTTTCCGCAATACCAGCATTTAATCCGCTTACCATCCCAAAAACTCTGCAATAGAGAGTTTAAAATTTCTTCTCCGCACTCCGGACATTTTTTATTTTCGGGATGAAGTATCTCAATGATCCACTGCCGGCATTTTTCATCATCCAAAAATTCCGCATTGAACTCCGCAAAAACCTCCCTTGGCGTAAAAATTCCGGGGTTGATGTCGTTATCTTGCGATGTGATATTTTTGGCAGTTTCCATTATTCCAATCCCCCAAAATTAGAAAACCTCACGATCTTTGCGGTCTCAGCGCC